GGGAATGCAAGTAAGGCTACACTAAATATTAAAGCTACTATGGTAACTAGTCTAAACGCTAGTGGTAATACTGTACCAGCATCTGTATTAAGTGGATTTTACTTTGATCCAACAAGAACAGTAAGGGTAAGAGATTTCCTACCTACAATCCCTACATCTTCTAATACTGTTAGATATGTACAAGAGATTGCCTACACAAACAATGCTGCTGCTAGAATAGAAGGTTCTGCTTATGGAGAGTCTGAATTTAGATTGGATGCGGTTGACGCTCCCGTAAGAAGCATTGGTTCTTATATGACCTTGACTAAGGAAATGTTAAATGACGTACCTCAGTTATCTTCTTATATTTCTACAAGGCTACCAGCTAAAGTGATGAATGTCGAAGATTCTCAATTATTGACGGGATCGGGTGCTGGTGTTAATTTGCAAGGTTTGATGACTGCTGGCGGAGGCGCACAATTTGATGTGTCAACGGGTGGTAAGTTTTATCAATTCTTTGGTGCTGGTGCATCTGCATATACGAATGAGTTTGATGTATTGGTTGCTGCAAAGAACCAAGCTCAGATTCTAGAGTATTCTCCGAACGTAATTATGGTCAGCTCTTCTGATTATAACAAAATGTTCTTGAGAAAAGATGCTAATGCTAATTATGTTGTATTCACAAATGGTGTTCTCACTCTATTAGGTATTCCAATAGTGGTTAGTAATGCTATTGCTGATGGTACGTTTATCATTGGTGATTTTGCCCAAGGTGCTACACTTGCTCAAAGAGAAGGAATGGAAATTTCTTTTGCAGAGCAGAACGAAGCCAACTTCATTAAGGATTTGGTAACAGTTAAGGCTACGGAAAGAATTGCATTGCCAATTCATAACCCGAATGCTTTTGTATGGGGAACGTTCTCAACTGCTATTGCAAGTATGAATGTATAAACCACTTTTGTGTGTTTGTTTTGAGAGGGGGGTGCAATTTGCATCCCTTTTTCTTTGTTTTTATATTTTTTGTTATTAATCTTGGTTTATGAATGAAGAATATGATTACACAAACCCAACTCATTATAAACTAGGAGGGAAAGAAACCTTTGAGATGATGATTGACATTTGGGGCAAGGAGGCGTTTATTAAGCACTGTGAGATGACTTCTTTTAAATATCGCATGAGAGTGGGTAACAAGCCAAACGAGTCTATTGAAAGAGATTTATCAAAGGCTGATTGGTATGAATCAAAAGCTAAACAACTAAGAGATGAAAAATAGATACTACAAGTTAAGAGAAGAAGTTCTTAATGTTCGAAGAAACATAAAAGAGGTAAATGAAATTATAGAAAAATATTTAAATAAGGAAAAGATATTCCTTAGTGATATTAATAAAATGAATAAACTTTTAGGGCATAAAATTCCAATGGAAATGACATCTGTTATTCAGAGTAAAGAATATAATTAATTTTATTTTTTTTTATTGTTTTTTTAGTTTATGAAGTCACCTTTAAAAGGGGTGGCTTTTTTTATTTATCTTTGTTAAAAAAAAATATGTTTAAGGTCTTATTAAATATTATAGAAAGCACAATTCCACTAGCTGGAGAAGTCATTGAGCAAGTAAAGAGTCCCGAAGGAGGAACGGGGAAATTCAAGTTAACTCCTAGATTCGTAAAACAAATAATTAGGCTTGTCGTAGCGGTAGGTGTCATATACATGGCAATTACGGGTAAAATCGGATTAGATGAGGCGCAAGATATTATTAAACAATAGAAATGAACGAATGGCTTACGCAACATTGGGCAGAATTGATGGCATTATTGGGAGTTGGAGCAACGGGTGCTGGCGGAAGTGTACTTGGACACAAACTAATTGACAAACAACAGAACGCTACTTTGAAAAAACACGATAATAGATTGACGGATTTAGAAAAGAAAGTTACTAGTATAGAGAGTGATGTTAAAATTAATAGTACCTCAGACCAACAATTTAGAAGTGAAATAGGACACAGACTAGGTAGTATTGAGTCTTTAAATAATAAAATTTTAGAACATTTATTAAAATCAAAATAAGATGGCAAAAATGAAAGTAAAAACTGCTTTTTTACATGAGAGCAGAAATTATGAGAGCGGTGATTTAATTGAAGTTTCTTCAAGATCAGACCAACAACATTTAATTAGAACGGGTCAAGCCGTAATGGAAACGTTAAACTTTTTTAAGCAAGAGAAAGAAGTAATTAAGACCAAGGAATTAAAGATTGAAAAAGAAACGAAAGAAGAGGTATCTAATATAGATTCTTTAAGAAATCGTTATTTAGATAAATTTGACAAAGAAGCTGATAAGAGGTGGAAAGAGTCTAGACTTATAGATGAACTAGGAGATGATTGATTATAAGATTGCGGATGCAAGTGGTGAGGCGAGTGGTTATTCATACTTGACTTTAACGGAAATAAAAAATTATTTAAAAGTTGATGCAAGTACAGATGACTTGTTATTGACTGATATGTACCATGCAGCAGCAGCTTATATTGAAAGGCAATTTAAACAAACATTAAAAAAGAGAGATATTGTTATTCAATTCGACTCAACTGAGAAGTATATCGACTTATTGTTTTCACCCGTTACAACCATAACTTCTGTAAATTATTTTGTAAATGATGCAAGTGGCACTTTTACTGATCCAGCTAATTACTCCACTTTTGGTTTAATTGGTAGTAGAGCAAGGAGTACTGTTTTAACTTTTAATCAAGGATACGATAAAATAAATGTTTATTATACCTCAGACGGAAGAGTTGTACCTAGTGAAATTAAGTTTGCTACACTTGCTTACATAAAGGTGATGTATGATAATAATAGAAATTTCTTTGACAAGGATACACCAACGCTACCTCCAACAGAGACGATTCAGTTAATGTCACCATACAAGCCTATCGTAATATAATGAGAGAAAGAATTGAGGTTAAATTACGAGAATATACAACAAGTACAACGGGACAAAAATCATTAGATACTAGTTCCGTTATAACTACGGTATGGGCAGATATATATCAACGTAGAAACGATTTACAAGACCTTACGGGGACTCAAAATATTTTAGAGGGTGATTGGGTGTTTAGGATAAGAAATCCTCAATTAGAAGTCCCTATATCAAAATCTAATTTTATTTTGTGGAGAGGTAAGGAATATAGTATTACCTCTATTTCAGCGCAAGAAAGTTATCAAAGAATGGTTGATGTAAGTTGTCGTGTAATTGAATGAGTTTTAAGGTTACACATGACACCAAAAAAGTAATGCTAAGTGTTAACAGACAATTATTAGCTAAAAGAAAGAACGTAAATGAATCTTTAGCTAAGTATATACTTAAAGTTGAAAAAACTGCTAAAGCTAATCTTATATCTAATAATTCTAATTATCAAAACGATTTAACGGGTAGCTTTAGAAAAGTTAATAAGTTAAATATGAAAAAAGGGGGTTATATACAATTGTTTGTTAACGCCTCATATGCCCCATTTGTAGAATTTGGTACAAAAGGAGAGTTTAAACCCGTATCAGAATTAGGATCATATCCTAGTAAGTTTAAAGGAACAAAAGGTGAATCGGGTGATGTTACAAAAAGATTAACTAAATACTTACAAGCTAAAGGTAAGGAAGCGTCTGAAATAGGAGGATTGATTCATAGTATGTTAACAAACGGAACAAAACCTCATCCGTTTTTCTTTCCAGCGGTATTCAGTAATACGTTAACTTTACGGAACGGATTAAAAAAAGCATTAAAAAAGAAAAGGTAACACATGGCAGCATTAACGGGAAATAAAATAAAAGATAGTTATTTAGGTTTACTAAAATCTATTGATAATATTGATTTTGTACCAAGGGGTGCTGGTGTTTTTGTACAGATTTCTGATGGTGATGGTAATGGATTGCCTTTATATTTATCTACGGCTGGAATTAGGTTTCATGATGCTTATACATTTCCAAGTGCAACGGGAACAGTAGGACAAGTTTTATCAGCCGATGCTGCTGGTGATTTAGTTTTTAGTGATCAATTAGATAATCAGACATTAGAGCAAGTTTTAACAAATGGAAATACTACTACTACTGCTATACTTAGTACTGCAAGTGGAAACACGTTTGGTT